AATATGCTAGAGTTGAACAGTCATTTAATGATTATGACAAGGTTATGGACTACAACTACCATTCGTTTCCTGCAGTAGTTGATTTCGCTAAGAATACCGGGGCTAAACTAATCTATTCGGGTTCGTCAACTAAATTCTCTGTCGGAGAAGACGGGAAATCAATGAGTCCTTATGCTTATACTAAGGCTCAAAACACTGAACTTTTACAGAGATATGCTGAATGGTATGGTTTGGATTATACCATCGTCTATTTCTATAATGCCTATGGAGACCACGAAGTTGGTGAAGGTACATACTCTACAGTTATTGCTAAGTTTATTAAGATGGTGAAGGATGGAGAAACATTCCTTCCAGTCACTGCACCAGGCACACAATTAAGAAACTTCACCCATGTTGATGATATTGTTTCGGGACTTATATTAGCTGGAATGGAGGGTAATGGAGATGGGTATGGTATTGGCTGTGATGAGAAACATTCTATCCTAGACCTAGTTGGCTATCTTGGTGCTGAACCTATACTATGTGACGGAAAGTCTGGTAACAGAATGGATGGAACACTAAAAACTGAAAAAACGAAGGCTCTTGGTTGGGCTGCCAAACACAATTTACAGGACTATATTAATGAAAAGTTTAATTTATGATTTTGAAACCTTAGGCACTAATGCTAGGGACTCTGTTGTTGTATCACTTGCTGCTTTGGTCTTTGATACTGACAATTTTCTTAACCCAGGATACTCTTATGAGTATTTACTGGAGGAAGCTCAAGCAGTTAAGTTTGACGTTGCTAACCAAGTGCAAGAATATGGCAGGAAAATCGACCCATCTACACTAAAGTGGTGGAGTGAGCAATCGGCAGAAGCACAGAAACAACTTAAACCATTACCAACAGATATGTGTATCAAAGATCTATTCGATTGGATAACATCGGTTGGAGATCCCGCTGAGATAGAAAGAGTTTATACTCGGGGTAACACATTCGACCCGTTATTCTTGGAGTCAGTCCTAGCTAACAGTGGTCAAAGAGACCCATACCCCTTTTATATCCTACGAGACACTAGATCAACAATTGAAGGTATGACATTATTCAGTAAAGAAATCAAGAATGGCTTTATGGTGCCAGGACTGGAAGACAAATTCGTAGCTCACGATGCTAAACATGACGTTGCTATGGATGTAATGAGAATGCAATTTTTAATGCAGGAAATGTTATGAAATATCTACTACCATTTATAATTCTATTTGGCACTCATGTATCAGTACAGGCATCAGGTGAAAGTGAAGATACCTTTTGTCTAGCTCAGAACATATATTTTGAAGCAGGTAATCAACCCGTTGCCGGAAAGATGGCCGTTGCAGAAGTAGTATATAATAGAGTTGCTATGGCAGCTTATCCAGATACAATATGTGGTGTAGTCTATCAAGCTGAGATGGAGGAGAACTGGAAGGGTCATTTACTTCCGGTACTCCATAGATGTCAGTTTAGCTGGTACTGTGATGGAAAATCTGATATGCCTACAGACTCAAAAACATGGAACATAGCTTATAGGATAGCCCAAGCATATAGTGATAAAACGTTATATTGGAACTCGCAACAGCAAGAGGCCTGGGATCTGACCGAAGGGTCTACACATTATCATGCAGATAGTGTTCATCCATATTGGGCTGATTCGCTAAATAAGACCGTAACAATAGATAATCATATATTTTATAAGTAAGGAATGACTATGAGAGGACAACAAACAAATCATTATGAAACCGAGTGTACATTAAAGTGCACAGATAATGGTAGAATACACTTAGCAGAGGTGTATAACTTTAAAGAAGGTGAACACCTCACAGTTCTAGTTGAAGGTGCGGTGAGAGTACATCTAAAATATACTAAATTTAAAGAATACGTTGGTTCAATGTCGGGCCTCGAATTCATAACTAAAGGGCCTAAATTCATAGGTTCATCATACAGGTAAAACAATATGCAAATGATAGGCAAAAATGTACTCATAACAGAGACCGTAAAAGAAACCACAACAACGTCTGGAATTATCCTAACGGGTGATACTACCAAGGGTTCAAAGCCAGGCCTGGTACTAATGGTAGGTCCCACAGCAGCTCCGCTCCTCAGAAAAGGCCAAAGAGTATTTCTGGATTGGAGTAAGGGAATGGCAGTAGATGTAGACGGTAATGGTGCTGTAATCGTTGACATGGAATATATTAAGGCAATATTATGAAATAACTCTTTACATCGGATCGAAAGTGTGATATAATATACTCTTAAATTATTAAATTATGAGAAACAAATGAAAACAAAATTCAAACAAGCCTTCATGGACTGCGCTATTACCTTCTCAGGTCTATCCTCTGCAGTTAGAGCACAGGTAGGTTCTATTATTGTTAAAGATAATAGAATCATATCTATCGGATATAATGGAATGCCTAGTGGTTGGGATAACGAGTGTGAAGATACCCTATTTAGTTATGATGAACGAGTTGCGCACAATCCACTAGATGTCAGAGAATGGACATACGATAGTAACACTAAGCAGTATAGTGCGCTGAAAACTAAACCAGAAGTCCTTCATGCAGAAGCAAATGCTATTACTAAAGTTGCTAAATCTCCAGAGTCGTGTGAGGGCGCAGCTATATTCTGCACTCATATGCCATGTATTGAGTGTGCTAAGTTGATACACCAATGTGGTATTACTGAGGTTTATTATAATAATGACTACAATGCTTCTAAAGGAACCGGCCTCAGGTTTCTAGTGGACTGTGATGTTTATATGGAGCAAGTATGAAAGTGGGAATAACATGTTCAACCTTTGACCTGTTACACTCAGGTCATGTTGCCATGCTAAGAGAAGCAAAGACACGGTGTGAATATCTCATCTGTGCACTACAGAACGACCCATCGGTCGACAGACCAAATAAGAATAAACCCGTCCAGAATATCGTAGAGAGGCAAGCTCAACTAGCTGCTATCCGATACGTAGATGAAATCGTAGTATATAATACCGAGGACGAATTGAGAGATATTCTAAGCATGTATCAGATTGATGTCAAGATTATGGGTGAAGAATATAGAGATATAGACTTTACGGGTAAAGATATATGCCAGAAACGTGGCATTGAATTCTATTTCAACAAACGTGACCACAGATTTTCAACTTCAGATTTACGAAAAAGAGTTGCAGAAAACACTTTACATTCTGATAAAAGTGTAGTATAATATACTTAATAATTAAACAGGAGAATATATGCCAAGTGTTAATTTACGTCCGAGACCTAATAAGAATTCAAGGGACAAACGACCACCAAAAGAAATTCCTTTCGATGTAGCTCTAAGAAAGTTCAAGAAAGCAGTTGAGCGATCTGGAGTCTTACAGACATTAAAAGAGAAAGAATTTTACGAAAAGCCTACGTCTAAGCGCAAGCGCAAAAAGTCAGAGGCCAAATCAAGAACAAAGAGGGAGATACGCATGTCAGATTCTTTCCAGCCTAAGAGGAAATACTAACATGTCTATAATGGATAAACTTAAAAAGAATTCAAAGATTAAAACTACGGCTGTACTAGCTGATAGTATCTTCTTTGGTGAGAAAACCATGGTGCAAACAGAAGTACCTATGATTAATGTGGCGCTCTCAGGTGACCCACAAGGTGGTCTCACATCTGGACTCACGGTATTAGCAGGCCCGTCTAAACACTTTAAGACCTCATTTGCCCTACTAATGGCTGGTGCATATCTTAAAGAACATAAAGATGCAGTGTTGTTATTCTATGATTCCGAGTTTGGTTCACCACAGTCATACTTTGAAGCATTCGGTATTGACACCACACGTGTACTACACACACCCATTACTGATGTAGAACAACTAAAGTTTGATCTCGTTAATCAGTTAGATGAAATTGAACGTAAAGACAAAGTCATTATCATCATTGATTCTATCGGTAACCTTGCTTCTAAGAAAGAACTAGAAGATGCCTTGAATGAGAAATCAGTTGCTGATATGTCTCGTGCCAAAGCTATCAAGGGTCTATTCCGTATGGTAACACCTTACTTGACTATGAAAGATGTGTCTTTACTTGCAGTCAATCATACGTATCAAGAGATGGGTCTATTTCCTAAAGCAGTTGTATCAGGTGGTACTGGTATCTACTACTCGGCCGATAATATCTGGATTCTGGGCCGTAGGCAGAACAAGAAAGGCATGGAAGTTACAGGTTATGATTTTGTTATTAATGTTGAAAAGTCAAGAATGGTTAAAGAAAAATCTAAGATTCCTGTATCGGTTTCTTGGGATGGCGGCGTTGAACGTAACAGTGGTCTTCTGGATATTGCTATTGCTGGCGGCTTTGTTTTTAAACCTTCTAACGGTTGGTATCAAGTTGTTAATCAGGAAACTGGTGAAATGATTGAACCCAAGGTCCGAGAGAAGGATACCAAGACTGATGAGTTCTGGAAACCTATTCTGGGCACAGAGAAGTTTAGAGAGTTCCTAATCAAGCAATATCAAATCGGTCATAAGTCTCTAATTGACTTTGACCCAGAAATCGAGTATACAGACTAATGGAAAACTACATAGAACCGAACGATTATACCTATGTAGAGAATGCCTCGTCAGAGTTTTGGGGAATCAAGTTTAGAAACGATTCTCCTTACTCTGGAGTAGTTGTTGTATACGGTACTGTCTCCATTAAAGAGGATGAAACTCTTGGAATGGCAACTCTAGCATTTACATATAATGTCAAGGACGCAGGCCCACGCAATGTTGATGAGCTAGAAAGTTCTGAAGAATTTAAGAACTATTTAGGTGATGTTCTATCAAGTATAATTAATGATCAAGCGAAGGAAACAAATGAACATATCAAATCAACTACCGACTCACATACTGAGTCACCTACTCAATAATGAGGAATACTGTAGACGGGTAATACCGTATCTCCAGAAAGAGTATTTTGAAGGTACTCACACTACAGTATTTGACCTTATAGTGAAATTTGTTGCTAAGAACAATATATTACCTACGGGTAAAGTGCTCGAGTTAGAGCTGAGAAAGATTCAGGCTCCTGATGATGTTCTTAATAACGCGGCAAAGCTGGTTAATGAAATTAATGTTAAAACCGACATTGATACAGATTACATGATTGCTGAGACAGAAACATGGTGCCGAGATAGAGCAGTATATAATGCTATCATGGATTCAATTCAGATTATTGATGGTAAGAGTCCAGATCAAACCGATGGTGCTATACCAGAGATACTATCCAAAGCATTAGGTGTTTCATTTGACCAGGCCATCGGCCATGATTACATAGATAATTCTGATGACCGTTTCGAGTTCTATAATAGAACCGAAGAAAGAGTGCCATTTGACTTGGACTATTTCAACAAGATTACAAAGGGTGGTTTACCTAATAAGACCTTGAATATCTGTCTAGCAGGCACAGGTGTAGGTAAATCCCTTTTCATGTGTCACTGTGCTGCATCTGTCCTACAACAAGGTAAGAATGTGTTGTATATCACCATGGAGATGGCTGAAGAAAAGATTGCAGAACGTATTGATGCTAATCTTATGGACTTACCAATACAGCAGTTAGAAACACTACCGAAGAATGTCTTTGATACTAAGATACAAAAGATTGCACAGGCATCTATCGGTAAACTAATCATTAAAGAATACCCCACTGGTTCTGCTCACACAGGTCACTTTAGGGCATTACTTAATGAGTTAAAGCTTAAAAAGAACTTTAAGCCTGATATGATTTATATTGACTACCTAAATATCTGTTCATCCAGTCGTATGAAGGGAATGGGTGGAAGTATAAATAGTTATACCTATATCAAAGCCATTGCAGAGGAAATGCGTGGCCTTGCTGTAGAGTTTAATGTTCCCATTCTATCGGCAACACAGACTACTAGGTCAGGATTTAGTAATACTGATGTCGGTCTTGAGGACACTTCGGAATCATTTGGATTACCTGCAACGGCGGATCTTATGTTTGCTCTTATATCTACAGAGGAACTAGAAGAACTTGGCCAGATCATGGTAAAACAATTGAAGAACCGATATAACGATCCAACCACATACAAGAGATTTGTTATTGGCGTAGATCGTTCCCGCATGAAGTTATATGATGTTGAAGAATCTGCTCAAACCGATATTATGGGTGACAGCAGTTCTATCCCCGATAAACCAATTGCAACGTGGGGTGATAGGGAAAACAAAAACACGTTTGCAGACTTTAATATATAGGAGACAATATGGGTAATATAGCAGACTGGGTAAAAAATAGACTACCCGAAAGAACCACATGGGACGGAGCTACTTTAATCGCAATATGCGGTGGAGTAATTCTATTTGGAGGAATCGCTAAACTACTTGCTTGGGCAGGACTAGCTTGGGGAATATACACTTTAGTACGTAAAGAAGGCTAAAATTATAACATGATGAATGTGAAACTTATATCATATAGTCAACCACCTGCAGGTAGCGAGTTATCAGACGACCTCTTGCATATGGTTGCATATTGTGCTAGGGTATCAAACCCCGGCAACCAAATCAATGAAGCTACTTCCGAGAAGCTAGTTAAGTATCTAATTAAACATCAGCATTGGTCTCCATTAGAGATGGTCAGTGCATGTTTAGAAATAGACACTACAAGAGATATCGGTCGGCAGTTACTAAGACACCGTTCGTTCTCT